AGATTTTTCTTTTTTGGTTAATTTTCCGCCCTTGTCAAATATATCTACATTCTCACGAATGTATGGATTTGCTAAATCCCATCTATAATTTTCAAATTGGAAAGTTGAAGGACTACCTGTATCTGACATTTGCCCAATACCTCCACCAAAAGGATCCACCACATTAACTCTATCTTCAGGTCTCCTCTTTCTTGGATCTTTTGCTAATCTAGGATTTGCTTGTAAATAATTTGATGGCTCTGGTTCTGGTGGTCCCAGCCATCCAGCTTCCGCACCCATTTCCATCCAATTTTCACTATCAGCCCATTTGTAATCACTTGGAGAAGTACTTGTACTCCATTCATTAATATCTCGTAACACACCTCCCTCCATTGTTGGATTAAAAAGACTTTCAATTCCCTCATTAAGATGCCCTGTATTATGTGCATTAAAAGGATTCCATCCTTCATAATGATATTCTGGTAGTCCTGTATATGGATTTGTTGTACCTGATCCACCCATAGCTTCAAGCATTGCTTTTTCTTGAGGATTTATATGTGCTAATTCTGAATCACCTTTTCTTCCTAATTTTTTTAACTTAGATTTTTTTTTACTTGTTAGTTTTCCACCTTTATCAAATATATCTACGTTCTCTCTAATATAAGGATTTAATAAATCCCATCTATATGCTTCTAAATCTTCAGGGGCAGCAGATGTTCTCTTATCCTTTAAAAATACATTACTTCTAGGAGATATTGGTTCTTCTACTACTTCAGAAATTGGAGCTTTTTCTTTTGTTAATCTTTGAATTGGAGATTCATATGGTGGCCTTGTTGGACCTGTTGGACCTGACTCCAATGTTAATGGTAATAACTCTAATTGTGCGTCTATTAATCGGTCAGGATTTACATTTTCTTCACCACTCGCTCCTGCCTTATCTATAATGTCTTTATCTGTATCACTTGGATAAGCAAACGTACAAGTACCGTCATCCATTGTAGCAGCTGGATTATAATTTAATGCAACAGAATCCATACAACCCCAAACACTTGGTGGATCTCCATAGCCGCCACCTCCATTATATAATTTCATTTTACCACCCTTATCATAATAGGATTGTCCATAAGGATTTGCATATGCTCCATATTGATTAGAATATTTAGAAGCTTCTTGTCCCCATAAATCTGCTTCTGCTCCCAATGCATATTGTTCTCTTTGTTCTTCAGCTTCTTTGGCTATATCTTCTGTATATTCTGTTCTTTCTTCTTGAAATTCTTTTTCTGTTTTTATATCTAATTCCTCAGCTTTACGTATCTGTGCTTTATTTATAAAGATTCCAGCAATTGCACCTATAAGTGCTCCCCAAGGACCTGCCTTGGCACCAAGCAACATAGGAGCCATAGAATAGCCAGCTGCAGCAGGACCAGCAATATTACCAAACTGTTCTGCTGGTGACACCTCATAAGGATTCTGATCTCTTGTAGCCCCATATATGGTTGATCCTAAAGTTAATCCTGCTGTTGAACCTGCGTAAGACTTTTCAGCAAGAGAAGAGTAAATACCTTTAGCCATTGGTTCTAATCCTTGACTACCCATTTGATAACCTAAAGAGCCAGTGGCTAAACTTTCTGCAAAACTAGGTTTATAATCTGTAAATGCACTTCTTGGATCTACAGGAGCAGTTTTTCTAGACATAATCTCTCTATAATTAAATGGAGAATATGCAGCCCCTGAATAAGGATTTACAAATTGAGGATTACCATAATTATATACGCTACCTGTTTGGTTAATTGCTCTTAATAAATCTGAATATTGTGCGTTACTATATGACATTAATTATAAGATTTACGGTATTTGGCTATGATTGCAAAGATATTAAATTTTTCGTTACCTTGGTGGCTAAATCTCATTTTTAACCAAGTACCCCTCATTCTGTCTGCAGTAGAAATCCCTCTTGTTGGAAATCTTAATACACCATCCCTATATCTTGAGAGTGAATTAGTCACCTGCATAAAGCCCGATTGATTCTCTGTCTCGCAAGTTATATTTGTAGCACCCCCTAAAGGAGCTCCTAGAGATACAATTGCATCATGACCTGTCATTATAATTTCTCCATTATCAAATACTTTTGCACTTTCTGCCGCATCATTTATTACTTTTTCAATCCATGCTAAAGCAAGAGGCTGAGGAGGAAGATTTGTAAATGGAGTTGGTGTTATATCAGGAAAAAAGTCACATTTAAGGTTATTGCTATCCCATAACCATAATTTTAAAGCTCCTAATCTGTAGAAACTAAAACCAGATGGAGTAGCATAACTAGAATTATTTATATAACCATTAACAGTAACATCATTTCCTGTTGATATAATTGCTGGATCTGATACCATCCAAAAAGTAGGAGTAACTCCAAAATAAGAAGTAAATGCATTTAATCCCTCATTATACACTAATGTTTCAGAATCTCTGTTAGCTTCATTATCTTTTTTAGAATTATGAAATGTAACTAATAATTCTTTATTTTTATGATCAAATATTGATTGTATTCCAAGAAGTGCTAAATGATTATCTGCAATATAATTTCTATAATTCCAACCAGTTCCTTTTTCAAAACTATCTAAGTCATTACTTTCTTTAATAATAGAATGTAATTTTGTTCTTTGACCTAAAGAATCTCCCAAAGATATAAGCTTTTCTGTATCGTATTTAAATAATCTTGCATATCTACTATCTACAAAATATAAAGACTCTTCACTACCAATAACACTATGCATATGTCTTGTCCCGAATTTGGTTGTTACATAAGTATGATTTTCTACTGTATCTCCAGTACCAGTAAAAATACCAACACCTGTATCATCAGTGATCATAGATATAGGATTAACTAATAATTTAGCAAAGGCTTCGTCTTGTAAAATATAAATATCATTTTTGAAATTTATAATCCTATTAATCTCTCCATACTGACCTTCCATATCATGAAATTGATTTATAGGAAATACTCTAAATGCATCTCCTTGTTCACCTGAAATCTTAGTATTAGAATATGCAATTTCAAATGGTAAATCTAAAGCATCACAAGCCTGCTGTTCATTAATCATTATAGAAGACTTTATATTATTTTCTTGTGAATAAACCTCATTATACAACCAATCATTACTAAAAGGAGGTGTTATATTGCTTTCGCCTACCTCCGTATCTCCAGAAAGTAAACTTAATCCACTTCTCATATCTGTATTTACAAAAGATTCCACAGGAAAAACTTGCCATCTTGCATAAGAATTTCTCATATAAGGACAAGATGTTTTTTGATGAGCATAAAGATTAACAAATGTATCCCCACCAAAAACTTTACTTAAATGTCCTGTCTTTGTCACACCACTATAATTTTCATAAACTATAGGATGAAAATTTCCAGCAGGAACATATCTCGTTGATTCTATAGCAGATTTAGAATATCCACCATAAGGAATGGTTTTTCTTACTATTGAGCATAAATATTTAAACGGTATATAAGATTTCCACCCTTTGACACCTGCAGCACTTATCTTTTCTAAATGTCCCATATAATTATGATCAAATCCACCTGAATCAATTCCTCCCGCAGCATTTCTCGGTACCCAACTTTGATTAGATAATATTGTAGTTAAATCTCTAGGATTAAAATTATAAACACTTGTATTATGAACTTCTAATACTATAGAACGCAATCCCATTTGAATACTTGACATTGAATTATAATTTAAATCATCTTCTGTAGTTGAATTAGCGGCATTAGCCCAAATTCTTGCTACAGGTGCGACAACTCCAGCTAAACTTCGTGGACCTCCCCATTTAGCATTCCATACACTAGTATCACTCACAACACCTAAAGTATGATTAGAGAATCCATGAGCATCTCCAGATGTCATTTGATAAGAAGCTTTAAAAAATCCAGCAGGGATTATCTCTCCATTTCCGATTTCTTTTGCAACACCTATTTCTGCAAAATATCTATAATCTTCAGTTGGACTTGCTGTCTCTGTCATATTTACATCATGATCTTTTGCATACGTTTTACCTCCATCAGTTTCCATACCAATTCCCCAATATGTATCATAAATATAATATTTACCCAACAACATACCATAATCTTTATCGTTATCAAGTTTCTTTTTAGAAGAAAATAATGTAGCATCTTGCTCTGTTTCTTCAGTATGTGTAGAAGCAGCAGCAGATACTTTTCTTGGTTCCCACGAAGATCCTGTTCTTGTATAAGTAATTCCAGTATCAGAATATCCAATAGGATCTCCTGAAGAATCATTTTCATATCTTCTCTCATCAGATAATTTCATCACTGAATCTATTCTTAACAAATCTCCTTCCTTAAAAACATAAGGTCTTGTTCCAAAAGCACTATCAGGAGAATCTAAAGTGAATATGACTCCTGAAATATGAGCAGCAGAATTAGCTCTAGTACCTGAAACAGGTGAAGAAACAACATAATCTTGAGCTCCTTGCATTTTTTCATAACTACCAAAGAAAGCACTATGTCCCTGAAATTTACCTAATGCTCCTGGTCCTGGATGTTCTCCTAAAGCATCATTACCTGCAGGAGTATTACCAACTCTATAAGGCCATGGTACAGCACTTACATGAGGAGGAGAAGTACTATGGCCAACTCTTACTCTACCATCTTCATTTTCTGGATGAGCATATATCATCCCAGCAGTATCACCAGATGTTAATGTTCCATCTCCTACTCCTCCAACATACCAGGCTAAATGATTATTTTCAGCTAATCCCATATAACCATTTAAATATGTATCGTATTCTGGCTGTACTGGAACAGAGGGGCCAGAAACAAGATAATCATTAGTAAATACTGGATCATCATCTAAGCTTTCATTATCTTTTACAGACCAACAAAAATCTAAATCATATCCGCTATCAAGACCACTTGAAGCCCTTCCATACATCATTGTTTGATTTAAAATACCTTGCTGAATAATTCTTCTATCATTTTCTGTTCTTTCTGCTCTTACCACTCTAAATCCAGACATCTTTTTCATTATTGTATCTGGTATTATAAATTCAAAATTTACATATAAATCGAATAAATAATGTTTATCATCAGAATTTGCTAATCCAGCCGATGCAGGAGAAGTAGATCTATCCCACCATGGAAACCATTTTGCATTTAAGTTTCCTCCAGAGGCTGTATCAAATGTAACAGGATTTAATCTATTTGCAATATTATGACCAAAATCTTGTAGCTCTCCATTAGCATCTAAATAAGCATCAGCCCTTGTAGATGAATCTGCAGTTCTGCCAGTAAACCAATTTACATCCACTGGAGGTATTGTATGTCCATATAGATATGATAATCTATGATCTACAGCCTTACCAAGAGACACAAAAACATTTTCTTCGCTTAAAGCTCCAATCCATGTTTGTGCATTTACTGTAGCAGCCAAAGGATTATACCCACTATTAGTAGGATCTAATTGTCTTAATACATCATACATTTCTGGCATCTGTATATCTCCAATCCACAATACATTTCCTGGAGCTCCATTTAAATCATAGATTTGAACTCCAAATCTATATATTTCACCTCTTTGATAACCTCTTTTATTACCTGCATTATGAGGATCCATACTTCCAGCTATAGACATTGATGTATGGAATGTAGTATTTGTATTGTCTGTATTATTACCTGTAACTTGTGGCACTCCCCAAACATTATCAGTTTGAAATTCTTCTGCTCCATTATTTACACTAGAAACATAAGGTTTGTTCCCGTCATTTGTAGTAACATCTGCAACTTTTTCTTCTAATCCAAAAGTTACACGACATCCACCTAATTCATTTTCTTCATAATCCCAACTTTCTCCTCCTAATGTTACTCCATCTCTTAAAAATCTATATTCTTCTCTTTTTTTAATAGCACCAGTTAAAGCAGCGGCAGAACCATCTCTTTGAAGATCTATAAATGTAGCCCAAGCAGGACGATGTTCTTTATTACTATGCAGATGTCCTGTACAGGGTTGTGAAACTGACGCAATTTCTGGAATTTGGAAACCACCAGATCCATCACCTTCATAATGCTTTACTTCTGGATCATTAGTAGTTAAAATACCATCTTCAAATGCAGCTGCAGCTGCTCCTATACCACCATCTTCTATATTATATCTTAAAACTTTAACATTCCATTCCTTTTCTGAAATCCAATTCTTTTTCTGTCTAAGATTAGCCGCAAATAATATATTATCTTTTATTGCAATATCTTTACATATATCCCAAGTATTAGATTCAATTAGTATTTCTTCTAATCCATTCTCTATTTCGTTATTCCAAGAAATATGAGTGAAAGATGTTTGAACTAATCCAGTGAGTCTTTTTCTATCTATTAAAGCAATTCTAGGAGGAAAATTTAAATCTTCATACATTAAAGCATATAATTCTATATAAGTAAAAGATTGATCTAAATCATCTATATTTAATCTAAAACCTTGAGTACCTAATTCTCCTTTAGGCCCACCTCCATATGTTTGCGAATTAGAGAATGATTGATCAGATACATGATATAGATTACTTAAAGGAGAAAATGTTGTTTCTCCTCCATTTGCAGAAACATATTTATATGTATATTGATAAACTCCCACAGGTAATGATCCGTTAATAGTCATATCTAAAACAGGTTGAGAGGGATTCATTAACGGAGTAATATCTAAAGAAGTAGGATTTAATTGATTTTTCCCTTCTTGGGCTACATTTAAAGTTCTTAATGGATTTATATTATCTGTCCAATATATTCTAGTAATACATTCATTTTCAATCATAGCCTCAACTCGTACAGGCGCATCTATTTTCATACCAAGATTAGGATAATGATCATCTTGATGAGAATAACATACAGCTAAATCTTCTACTTTTACTACATTCATATTATTATCAAAAACTATTCTTAAAAATATAGTTCTATTAGTTGATCCATTTGGATCAGCTTGGTAAAAAGGACTAGTAGCTTTCCTTATAAAAGAACTCTCATTTACAATAATTAATATTAATTCATTACCAAAAGATGTATATCCTACAACACTTGATTTATATTCTAATGAATCTGCATTATAATCATGAAAGGGAAATACGCCATCACCATTAACAACTGGAGGAGTGGCTAATGGACTCGGATAAAGTGGCCCAACTGGATTTCCATTAGAATCTGTATTACTTGGATCCCAATATATTTCTGAAAAATAATCAGTGGGGGCTGGGGCTGAACCTCCAGCTATATCTGTTCTTGTTCCAAGCAATCCAGCTGTTGAAGCATTGTATACATCTTCTTTATTTTGATAACTAAGAGCATATAAATCTACAAATAAAGTATTACCATTTATATTTTCAACTGTAAAAGTATTACCTGTATCATTAGTTAATCTAATATTCATTGCATCAGAATAACTTCCTTTAATTTGGAATCTAGGATCGGCATCACTAACCAGTCCATGCGTAAATCCCTGAGCTTTACTTTTTGTAGGTTTTTGTGGCATTTTAGAAGTTTATTAGACCGTGATTATTTTTTAAAGGTATAAGAGTATTCCACATATTTCCAACTTGTTTTAACTCTTCTGATGTAGGCATACCATCATCACCCCTTACTTTACCACATAAAAAATACCATCTTTTTTCTAAATCTTTTGTAATATATTGAGGGAGCTCTCCATTATAATACTTAATAAGTTTTTGTTGCCACATTATATATTGAGCAACAGCAGTTTCATGACCATCTTTTATCATAGGCCATCCACGCATATCTGTAGGGTAAGCAAGATATACTATAGTAATTTCATCTAAATCATCATGTGTAATATTCAATCTATTGCCATCTACATAATATCTAGAGGCTTTTTGCTCTGAATCATCAACAGTTTTCCCAACCCTACCTCTATGTACAGCAGACGTTTTTCTAAATTCTTGATGCTGATAAGTACTATCATCAGTGCCAACTCTCACTCCTAATAATTTTACCATATTATCTGGTAATCTTATTTGCTGATTTTTATATATTCCTTTTCCTCCTGTTAATGTTAGCCCACTAACAACAGCATTTGCATTATCTGTAGCAAGCGTATAATCATTACCCTGTTCTCCTATTTCTTTTGATGTTACAGTCAAAGTAGTAGTATCTACAGAATAATCTGCAACATTTAAAGCTTCAGGATAATTAAATATAGCAGAATCCATAAGCCTATTAGTCATAGTAGTAACATTTTTATACCCTGTTAAAGCTTGAATTAAACCATACTTTCCTGCATTATAAGCCAATGTATTAGCTAAAGTAGATTTTATATATAACTCATTTGGAGAATTAACATCTCCAATATTTGTACCTGCCTCTTTAAAATAAAGTCTAACACCATTAAGTTCTATATAATCTCCAGATGTTGGAATTGCTGTAAATATAATTGTACCTGATGCTTTTGCACCAGAAGATGTATAAGTGGATTCTTTTTGAACAAAAGTGTCTACACTCCCAATATATCTTTCGGCTTCATAAGCCCATTCAATCCAATTATCTACATACTTAGAAAAATCTTGTAATCCAAGATTTCTGCTAACTGTAGTAAATACCCTATCTATATGTGTATGCATAATTTATATTTTATACAGAAGCAATGAACACTTCTAATTGATGCCCAGCAACTCCTTTTACTTTTAATGATGTTGCATTATCTAATGTTGTACCCCCATTACCCCCTTCACACACTACTCCTGTATACATTATACTAGAAGCTGGAGCAAGTGAAGTATAAGCAGCATCAGAAGCTTCATCATCTAAACCAACTTGTAATGCATCTGTTCCATCTAAATTAGTTACTCTAATATATTTTACTGAAGCTCTTTTAAAAGTTCCTACTTCCTCTCCAGTACTAAATGTAGCCACTTTTGTTAAGTTTGTATTTTCAAGTTTTAAAACACGTTTAGAAACATTAGCGATAGAAGCAAATGTATGTGTCATAGTTTGCGCAAAATCTCTAGCATCTGCTGTTACATCATGTCCCACAGATAATGCTTCTGTTATTGTTACTGTGAGCGAGGCTGCATTAATATCCGTATCTGCCATAATTTTTAATTTTTATTTATTATTTTTTTAGAATACCCTAAAGGTAACATTTTACAATTTTTATATTTGTTTGGCCTCATCCAAACTATTTTTTTATAAAAGTCATCTAATATAGGAACCTTATATTGAACTAACCTTCCTTTAATTTTAGATGCAATTATATCTGTTCTAATATGAAAAGCTCTTTTGTGAGGCTTTTCGTCTAGATAAACATATCCCATCTGATTAGGTATAGAAAATTCTCTATTTCTATCAACTAAATCTCTAATCATTATTTCAAAATATTTTTTTACAATATTATAAAATAAAGAATAACTTATTTTTTTATAAAAGTTATCTTTAATACTTCTATAAATTTCTTTTACTAAGACATATTTATCCTTGTACCTTAGCCCCATATTGCATTACTTTTGTTGTATCTACATTATCTCTTAATTCATCTGATATTACTTTTGTTGATATTGAAACTTCTGTAGCTATAACTCTATCAATTAAATCTTTTATATATTCTGTAGGTATAGGATAAGGAGATTTATCATCATCCCAACTTGCAGCATGCCTATTAAAATGTAATGAATTTTTTTCTAAAATTGGAGCAATTGCGGTTGAAGAATCATATCTACGAAAAGATGTACCTTCTGTAGGATTAGACAAAATAGCCCTAAGATTTCCATCATATGCCCATCTTATTTTATTTGCTGGAGGAATATCATTATCCAGAAAATAACTAGGGGAAACTTGTAATCCATTTAAACCTAATACAAGAGTACCAGAAATAATACTTGCTTCAAGATAACCATTTCCATTATTAAATCCATCCATATAACTATCATCCATCCAAGTATTTACGCCAGCACCTGCAAAAGTAGCAGTAAATCTTGATCTTTGTGTTGTATTAGTTCTTTTTAAAATGGCATGAGGCTTATTAGAACTAGAAAATCTATTAAAATCTGAATAAGAAGACTCATCAATAGTTTTCATAGGAAGATGTATAAAATCATGTTGTGGTCCATTTTGATTATCTATATCAGGTTCCATATCACCATAATTACGATCATCCCTATGATATACCATTCTTCGTAAAGAAACATCTTTTATAGAACCATGATTTTTTAACATTAATAATTCTGGAATAATAAATTCTGAAGATCCTACATTTCTAAAATCTCCTCTTAGTTGAGAAGAAGGAGTTGTTAATCCATATTGATTTCTATTCTCTTTACCCATTAATCTATCGCTATCATTTATCCCACTCATAGTATTTGGTCCAGTTATCCAATAACCACTAAAATCTCCATCAGTGGTTTTAGGTAAATTTTTTAAAAAATCTATATCATAGGGTGTTTGCCCAGATTTGGGCTCTAAATCAGCAGTAGTTGGAGCGCTAACAGGAGACCCTGTCTGATTAAATTCACTCCAATATATGTCCCACATACGATCATACAATCTTACAGATGGATTATTATAATTATGAATATCAAGTTTTAATTCTTGCCATAATACATGATTAGACATTATACCTTTATCAATATTATCGGCTATAAGCTTTGCTCTATGATAATGAATCCAATGTTTTATTTGTTTTATACTAATATTTACTTCTTTTGGTGCGTTACCCCCATAAGCAAGATTTTTAATATTATAAGCTATTTCATTTAAGGTTGCCATAAGAAATTTTTACTTTTTACAAAATTAGTTAATTTTAGTGTATAAAACAAAAATAGGCATCAACTATTTCTAGTATCAACCTATTCTTGCAGCAGGGAGCAAAAGAGTATCTTATACATCAACTTATTCTGCTTCTTGACTTTGTACTTCATAATTAGAGCTTTCAATATTTGCAAGCATCTTTCTTGCTGCAACTTGAACAATTTCATTCTGATACAATTCCTCTATCATAGGATTACTAGAAGTAAACACTTCAGCAAGCGTGGGCCTTTGTATATAATACAATAATTTATTTTGTATACTATCAGAAGGTAAAATATGAATTTGCTTGTTTCCACCCGCACTAGCTATATATGTATAAACAGGATCATCATAACTATGTTTATTAAATGGATCGGCCTGATGTCTAAATTGGGCAACAGAAACCTGTTTTGCTAAACTAAATTCTTTATTTCTACCAGCTGAACCCTGAGCCATTCTATTAGGATGCCAATATTCTACTGAAAGTGATAATGAATAAATATGACCATCAGGTAAACTTATAGTATCATTACCAGAAGGAAGTTCCTTAAAGGTTACAAGCCCCTTAAGAGCAGCTCTTGATTGTTCATTAATATCATATACTGTATAATACTTTTCTATAAAATCTGATATAGCTAATTGCAAAAACTCATCTTTTTCAGCAACTGTAAAATAAGGATTGTTTGCCTTATCTACTAAAATATCTAATAAGTTTCTTGCTGCGCCTAATGTCATTATTTATTTTCTATATCCTTTTCTAATTCTTTCATTGTTGAAGAAGATATTGAACTTGGTTCTATAGTTTCACTTACTACAGGAACCTCTTCAATTATTTCTTCAACTTTCTCTATTTTGCCAGTTCTTAATTGATGTTTAAGTAATGCATATACATCAGCATTATCTTTTAGCCAAACAATTGCTTGATCATCAGTTAAACCAACATTGAGAGTTCCGTGTTTCCAAACACCATTAGGTTTAGATAGCACGCCCTTTTCTAATGCTTTCTTTAAAAATATTCTATGTTCTTTATCCATATCATTTAATAAGGATAAAAACTTCTCTGAAGAGTTATTAGCAAATTGAATAATATTTGCTTTTAACATTAAACTATCTAAATTAGGATTAAGTCCTAATAAAATAGATACATCACTCATTTCTTTATCACTTAATGAAGAGGCAGTGGTAATAGCTTCAGCACTTTTTAAAGCGATCTCTGCTTGCTTTTGCTCATTATCTCTTAAATCTTCAATTATAAAGTTTCCTTTTATTAAAGGATGGTCTTGTAGAAATTCATAAACTCTTTTATCATAAGTTTCATTAATATCTAATGATACTACTGGCTGGAACATTTCCCATCCAGAAACTTTATTATCATTAATATCAATAAGTTCTACATTTTTTCCCCGAACATCTTTATAATTACCGAACTTACAGTAATTAAACTTTTCAGGTTTGTTTGCTTTGATTAAAACTACATGTTTCATCTTATTTAATTTTAGTTAATACTCCCTTTTATTTAGGTATTGCTTTACCCTTTTTTTCTTTTACTACTTTTCCGTTTTCTATCCATGTTTTATTAGCAGATTCTGTTTTCCATTTAAATCCAGATTGTCCACCGATAATAAAACGTTCTTTCCTAGACTTCTCATACTTTTCAACTTGTTTCTTTGTATAATCAGGATCTCCTGATAAATCTTTTAAAAAATCTATAAAGTTTCCCATTTTACAAAGATAAGAATTTTGGGGGAACCGAAGCTCCCCCGAAACTCAAATTTTAAGAACAACTATTATGCACCAGCACCACCAACAAGGTGAACTGTACCAACAGCAGTCATTATATGACCACTTAAATGCCAGTTAGTCCCATCACAAATTACAGAAAGTCTTAATCCTTCTGCAGATTGTGCAACACTTCCATCAACAACGATATTGGAAATACCAGCAAAAGCATCCACAGTACTATTTGCAGCTAGTGTAGTAATACCACCATAGATATCAGTTCCAGCAGCACCAGTTGTAAGCGTGAAATCTGCATCATCATCAGAATCAACCATGAAACAAAAATCATAATATACACCAGCAGAACCAGCAGCAGTAGGTAGTGTTATAGCTATATCATTATCTACAGCAGATAAATCTATACTAAAAAGAGTACCAGACTCAGCATCTAATAAAGTTCTTGTTACAGCTGAAGCATTAGTAATATGTTCTGTAGGTCTAGCATGTCTCAAGTGAGGCGTGTATATTGCCTGATCACCAGCAGCTAATGTACCTAAAGCTGTGTCAACACCTGTAGTCCATTTCGTTACAGCTGTTCTTAGTTTGTTAAAATCAAATTTTATTGCCATTTTTTTAAATTTTTAAAGTTATTTACTAAGGTATTTGCATAGAGGCATATCTTCTACAAATACCAATTAATTAAGCACTAATAGCTACAGCAGCAATTGCCTCAACTTTGGGATGAAAATAAGAACTAGTAGTTTCGTCACCTATGTGACAAACACCAGTTCCAGTAGCAGCTAAAACACAAAGTGCTTTAATCACTACATCAGCATATCCACTTGTAACTGTTAAGTCAAAAGTACCAATACCACCATCATTCCCAATGTAACTGTATTCTACATTTGTAGCTGTGGTTGCTCTTACGAACCTGATGTTATCACCAGGCGATGCGACAGCGTTTGTTGCGCTTATTTTCGCATATAAAACATTTCTCATAATTATTATTTTTTAAAGATTAAACATTAAGCGCTAATAGTAAATGCAGTAACAGCGTTTTCTTGATCTAATGAAGAACTACAATAAATATTAGCTACATCATCAGCAACAGTAACAACACCCCGTCCATTAACCATAATTTCAGATATGGCTAATATAACTTTGTGTTCTTCTGTAGACGTTGTTAACAGATTTAAACTACCAGCAGCTCCATCATCCCCTTCATAATATATTGCAACATCAGTGTTACCTTCATTTGCTACTAAAACTATTTTATTAGCAGGTATGCATAACATAGATGTTGTACTATCACGAAAAAATAAAAAATTATTTCTGTTGTTTTTTCCAATTGAACCCATAATTTTATTTTTTTAAAGGATTAATAATTATGATGCACTTAAGATACCACAAGACAATGGATTTCTAACAACGATTCCAGATTCTGAAAGCACGTGGCATTCAAATTTGTCATCAGCGTTAGCAGCCAACATTGCTTTTTGGTCATAAGGATTCACCATTCCAGCTACGTACTTCTTGATCATACTTCTGTTAACTCCTTCAGCACCTTTGGTAATCAACTCAACGTTAGATATACCAGAAGTTTTTCCGAAATCCATAAATACCATCTTCGCAGACTCTTTCAATCTGTTGTCACCAAATGAATTGGTTCCACCAGCAGTTGAGTGTAAATTAGGATCATCAAATACAGGACAATGAGCAACAGTAATTTTGTTACCTAATGCACTATAAGATGTGAAATTAGCACCTAAGCTAACGTCTCCATTTACACCTTTCATTGAGCCTCCTCCCATTGCACCAGCAGGAGCTACAATTAGATCTTTCATTGCTCTATGAAAAGCAAGACGACCTTCAGTTCCAGTAAATACAACCCACTCATTACCTTCGGCAGAAGTTGCGTTTAATGAAATCTTAGCAATAAACTCAGTGATAAGATCTTCAGTTAAACTTCCCATTGAATAAGAAGCTTGATTTGAAGAATTAATTTGAGATAATAAACCATCTCCAGTTACCACTGAAGAAGCCATAGTACCAGAAGTACCTAAAGAAGAATGAGAATAAGCAGTTGGTCTTTGTATAGAAGTATCTGAAGTAGATCTTCTACCATACCATCTTTGTAGTTCTTGTTGATACATAAACTCATCCATCATTTGTTGCTCTCTAGTAAAGTACCAAAGTTTTGAACCGTTATTTTCAATCCAAGTTACATCAGTTAAGTCTTTACCAGTTACTGAACATTTCTTACGCATTGTAGTTAACCAATTCGTATGAGTTGAAGGATACACCCAATTCTCACCAACATCAGCACCATCAGACCCATTAGGGAATGCAGAACCAATAGAAGCAACAATTGCTTCGTCAGTAATATCACCTGTTTCTAATCCAGCCACAACAGATGTACCATCGTGAGCACCTACCATTTCAAACTTTACAATATAATCAGTGGTAGCAGCAGAACCTGAATTATTAGCAACAGGATCTTCAATAACTAAAGCAGTAGCTCCAGATTGAAAACGAACCATATCCCATTTGTTAAGGAAATTACCAGTTCTTCCAGCAGTTGTATCATCACAAATTAAATAAAATTGATCTCCATTAGCATCTGCATCATCAATAATTACTCCTGTAGTTGTAGTAACAGAACCAGCTGCAGTAAATGCACCAACACCAGTTGTAGAGAAATGTCCTGTCATATAAGTAGGGGCATTATATCTTCCCATTACTTTCCATTCAAAAGAGTTGTCACCCAACACTTTTTCTTTTGCATAACGACCTGTTCTTTCTAAAAGATAAGTCGCAGCATAACGAGGATACTGTGAAATCAGCGTTCTTGCAATCTCTGGGTGTTGCATTAAAGCTGTATTCAAAGCATTCTCGGCAGTAGTACCACTTCCGTAGGTACCCGTATAAAAATTAGCCATTTTTTAAATTTTTTAAATTAATTAAACATTTTACTAATTGTTCAACTAACTTTCAACTATAAGCAGACATTGTCTTACTTTATTAAGTTTACTCGCTCATGAACGCTTTAGGATCAAACTTGCCTGTCTTCACTTTGAAGTTAGACTTGCTTTTTCCTGAGTTAAGGTTTGGTGAGGTTATACTATTCATAATAGAGGCTTTGCCATCCTCCAAGCCTTGAGAACGAAGAATTTTTTCAATTTGCTTACGATAAAGCATGAACATAGCAACGTCAGCAACATTGGCATGACTTGACCATATTTCATCCATCATTCGTTTTGTAGCAAACTTATAAACTTCTTCTTTCTGTTTTTTTGTTACTTTCCCACCCATAAATTCGCCCATGTTTTTTATGTGGCCTTTTAGAGCCTCACGTGCCTTACCAGCACTTTCTTTTCTTTTTAATTGTTCTTCTACTTTAGATTGATTCTGATTTTGTGTTTGTGTTTCAATCGCATTATTAATCAATCTTCTAATACTTTTTGCTTTCATCTTCATCATTCCAGCATCTTCTAATTTATCTAAAGATTCTTCTAGTTCTGCAGCATCCATGCCATCAGCTTTTAATTCTTCCTGAACTAAATCTCTATCTGAAAAAGACAAATAACGTTTAAATTCAGCCACCTGACTATCTGGAGTTGCTTGAGTACTTTGTTGAATATAAGCATTAATTGATTGTAGAATTTCTTCTTTTGAAGATCCCATCACTCCTAACTCTTCTGCAACCTTTTTCCATTCAATATCTCCTTGAACAACTTCTTTTTCTTCTTCTTTAGGACTTTCTTTTTCATCTTCCCAATCATAAACCTCTTCTTCTTCTTCTTTATCCTCTCCTTCTACATCTTTTGCCCATTTCCAAGAATCATCATCTTCTTCTTTATTTTCTTCTTCTTCTATTTTTTCCTCTTCTTCTTTTACTTCTGTTACTAACTCTTTTAATTCATCATCTTCTGTAAAAGCTAAAGGATTAAATTTTTCATCAATCCCATTTTCTGTTGTTACTTCTGTTGATTCTTCGACAGCTTCAACTAATTTTGATTCGTCTTTTGCCATTATTTTTAATTTTAATTAATACTCCCAGCTTGCAAATATACAACTTTTTTTTAAATCTTTGATTTAGCTCTTTCTAAATCACTTCTTTTTGTACTCAATGATGGGGTGTTTTCATCATCTTTCTTTTTATTTTCCCTATCATTTTCTTTTTCACTTTCACTAATATGATGATCGGCAAGTTTTTTAGTCATTTCACTTTGCTCTTTAGCATCGTGAATATCTCTATCTGTTTCAGATTGAATATTAGCAACTTCAATTCTAGAATCAGCACCAATCTTAGCAACTTGTAATTTAGCTTCATTATCTATTTGCTTAAGCTGTGCCTCAGCTTCAAACTCTACTTGTTTCTGTTGAGCAGCAGCTTCTTGCTCTTGCATTTGTTGTTGCATAGCTGCTTGTTGTTGTTTTTGCATTTCATCCATACCTTTTTCTAAAACTTTTTCAGCTTCAGTCATTGAATCTGCTTTTAAGACTTTAATTACATTTAATAAATCTATATTTCCAGCTTGTAAAGCAGACTGTGCTAATTGCTGAACTACTTGTCTCATTGCATCATCTTTTCCACTATCACCAACATAAACACCATAATCTTGTAATGAAATATCTGGCATAGCATTTAAAAATTTATATGCTCCATCTCCTAATATCATACCTGCTTTTTTACCATTAGCCCAAGCTATTTTCATTAAATTACATAAACTTTCTAATATTCTTTGTTTAACTTCTGCATGAGAATAAAACCAACTTTCTGTAATAGTTGAAGATTGGACTACACTTCTTTGAACATTTCCAACATATTCATATTGTTCCACTGCACCTTCTCTTTGTCTAGTTACACCAGAAACTCCTCCAGCCATATCTTCAAGCATTACTTTTAAGTTTATTAATTGCTGTACAGATTGAGATAAAGTAAAATCTATTTGTTGAAACTGATTAAAAGTACTCACCTGATTACCTTCATCTTTAGAATTAATTGGAATAATACCATCTGTTTTTAAATGATATAAAACAGTCTGAATATCCATACCTAAATTAGTAGGCAATTGTGATGTATCATATACCACTGCTTTACCTCCAGAACGAGCCATAGCAAGTTCTATTTGATAAACAACAATATTATAAAGCATCTGTATATTATCAAGTAAATCTACCATTGAAACAGGGCTCCCAGTGGTATTATTTTTTATACAACCTACATAAGATAAATTAGTTTTACCAGGATCATCTATACTTCTTACCTGATTATCTCTTCTTTGAGCTTTCACTAGTATCTTTCCTCCTATTTTTGTTGCTTCCCAAATATCATCCACCCATTTTGTTTGAATATTTTCTCCTTTTCTAGCTTTATATGTATCTTTTACCATTTTTCTAAATGGTCTACTTGGATTATATTTATTATCTGATAATTTAAACTTTATGGCTCTTAAAGATTTCCACTCAGCACTTACCACACGAATTTTAGTTTCTTCGCCTTGACCAACATCAACCCAATCAAAAGATGAATTATAATTATTTACATCCCCACCTTTATATAAGTTTCTCATCTTATCTAATTCTAATAAATCTTTTTTAGTAAGATAATCTTTATAGATATCATTTATTTCATTAATAGTAAGCCATCTTTCTTCACCAACCCACGAAGCGTTATCTAAATAATCTGAATGAATAGAATAATCATATACAATAGTTCTAGGATCGACTCTTCTTACATAAGGATCTCCATTATGTATTTCTACTTTAAAAAATTCTTTTCCTGTTACAAGTAAATCTCTAAAACCTTCTTTAAATACATCTTTTACATTATATCTATTAACAATATATTCTAAACCATCTTGTGCAGTTTCTTCAATCATCTCACGATAATTATATTTCATATATAATTCTATATCTTCAGGAATAGGAATACCTTGTCCTTGCTCTATTATATCAACACCTTCTCTTTCTTTAAATTCTTTATGAAAATCATCTAAAAGTTCTCTCATCATTAAAGTAACTTTATGATCGTGTTTTCTTACCACAGCTTCTTTATTAACAGTTGAAACCTTCATATCTATAGGTCTTCTTAATTCTTCTCCTACAAGTAAATCTATTTTAGGGGTGATGATAGGATAATTTACAAGTCTTGCAGGATATGTTAATCCATACTGTTCTGTCAAATAACTATAATCTGCTTGATTAAGGTCTCCATTATAAATTTGATAATTTCTTATATCTTTTAGTTTACTAGAATTATATATACTATCTCCAGAAGACATATATCTAGTTATAGAGTTTAGTACCTGTTCGCACCATTCGTCATTCTTTTCTTTTTCAGAAACTAACATTGAAGGCATTGATTTATATTTATTTTCCATTATTTTAATTTATTGCTATAGGGACACCATTATATCCCATTTTATAATATTTAAATCCTAAGTCTTTTTTCTCTTCTTTAATTCCAGCTTGTATTCTATAATTATCTATATTATGAATCAAACAAAGACCAAAGGCCATAGCTCGGTCAGTATTTTGTAATCCATAATTAGCCAACTCATCTATTAAATCTATAAACCAAATATCCTGCACACTCTCTCTTAAATAATCATCTATCAAATCTTCTAATAAAGCTTTAACCTGTTTATTCATATGCACACCATATCTATTTCTAGTTTTTGTACCAGGATTATGTGCAGATTCTGGTTTCTCTTTCAAATATTTTAACCCATTCATTCGTTTAAAATAATCTAATATACCAATTTTTGTATATTCTACCAGCATTCTTGAGTTATAATACACTGCTAACTTTAAACATCCGTCCCAAAAATCTTCTTTTTTCTTAGGACGATCAGTATATTCAGCAACTACGTAATCGCTTGGCATATCAGTATTTGCAAATCTACGATAAATAATCGCACTACCCAAGGAATCTGACGCTCCAGCTTGATCTTGATCATAAGAATCAATACCTCCAATATCTAAATTTTCATATTCTATCTCTGGATGAGCTAATATTTTATAAGGCCCATAAGGATCTGGCCTCCAAGTAACTTTAAAATCTTCATCTCCCAACACCCAATCTAAATAACCTCTTTGTATTTGACTTCTATTATCTTTACTTGATAATATTCTTGAACGTTGAGCATTAATAAGAGCTATATCAAAACGAGCTGAATGAGTGTTTAAAAATGCCTCTTCTATAGTTAAGGGATAATTTTGTATATGTAAATTATAAGCTTCATTATCTCCAGATTTTTGTATATTTTCTCTCTCAATTGTTAACTTTTCCTTTGCCTGTTCTGGTTTTTCTTTTCCTGTCTTAATATCAAAAAATCCATAATAAGCTCTATTGGCAGGAATAAACATTGGAACTAAATTATAAGCATCAGAACTATAATACATATCCATAAAATCTTTAGATGCTCTTGTAATATCACCACCAGTACCCCCAACAATAGGAACTCCAAATTGTATATCACCATCCATAAAACAAGCCTTAGATGACATATATGCATTTTTCAAATGTTTAAACTCTCCAGCTTCTTCAAATACCATAACAGCAACCCTTTCTCCTTTAAACACCTCTGGATTATCCATTGTCCTACAAATTATAGTAGATTGATAACCTCCTATTTCCCACTTCCCATCTTTATTCTTTTGCTTATAACCACTACGCCTAATACCATCAGTGTCTCTTAATATACTATGTTTAAAATTATCATGTAAAGCGTTTAATCCTTTTTTCGTTTTATCAAAAAATGCATCAGCTGTAGCTTGTAATCCAGCAGCAATACCTACATCATTATGAGGAAAGAAAGTAAACTCATGAGCTACCATACCAGAATTCATATAAGAAAATCCTTTATCCCTTGCTTTTATAACAATCATTCCCTTACCATCCTCTTTACATTGTTCAAATGTGTCAAAATATTCATGATCCATTTGTCTATACCAAGGATGTATTAATGTTTTACGATTTCCTTTTGTTCCATCATTACCAAGTATCATATAATAATTTAAATAGAAATAATACTTACCAGAAATCTTTTTCATTCCTTTTGGTTTAAATCCATTAACACATCTATCTAATTCTTTAGCCCAATATTCTTGATAAGATATAGAATCAGTATTCATATCAGGATGGCCATGATTTGCAATAGGTCTATATTTCTGAGGATCAAATTTTATCTTAGCCATACTTAATTGTTTTATATTTACCTATTCCAAAAACACCGTACTTCTCTTCCCTTTTAGCAAGTTTATCATGATAAGCAATATCTAAATTAACATTATGTATCTTTTGAGCTAAATCATTATACACTTTAGCTTTTTCCATATTAGCTTTTTTATAATGTTTTTTATAAGACATATATAAATATTCTAAATCATATTTATTTTCTTTAGCCATTTATATTTTTTTATTTCCGCTATACTGATTTAACTTAGGTATTATTTTTAATTTATCAACCACAGTATCTACTTCCGTATTACCAACATCTCTTATAGTAAATGTGTCAACTGTAGGAACAGGCGTTGGATTAACTAATTTACTTCCTGATCCTGTAGAGTTACAACATTCTGGACTTGTAGCTCCATCACCATCAAAGGAACCATAAGTACTAGGAAAACTATGTAGATTATTTGTCGTTTCTAGAGTTACAGATAAAGGATATGTAGTTACCTTATAAATATCACCATTTGTGGTAGGAAAATAAATATCTCCATCATAACAAAACATAGTATATACAGAACTACTACCAGGTAAGGTGTTTAAATCAAAAGAATCTATTAAAGTTCCACTATAAGTATAATGATGAAGTGCACGTACTACTGGCTGACTGGATAAAAAAGACTCAACAGCTATAACAATAGAATTATCTGAGGGTCTATAAATAAGATCTCCTATACAAGCTAGACCATATGCGATATTAAACGAGCTGTTCACTCCAATTGTTCCACCAGCTTGAAGTTGTATTTCCGTAATTTTAGGAACATGTGGGGGGTCTACCCACCCATCAGCGTGTATCAAAGTGTCTTGGCTTTTTGAACATAATCCAGTCCCCCACCCAATACCTATTAGTTGGGGAATAGCATAATTAGCAGTATAGTGCTGAACGTATGATAAACTAGAAGTTGCCAAATCAATCTCCATTTTTACTATACCCTGAGTAGCGGCGGGGTTGGGAGCGCCAGTCCATGGCGTGACAAAAGTGTTATATACATAATTTCCATACTTGGCACAAGTACCTATAGACGATATCACGGCATTTCCTGGAAGATTTGCCTCAATAGCCGCCATATCATTTGCGTTAGCTATCTGTGTTGCGCCTATAGATGTCCCTGTAGCAATAGGGTTTGTTGCTATATGTGCTCCCAAATTGCTTCCTGCATAAAAAGTACAATCAAATGAAGTTGGACATTTAAACATTCTCACAGGTCTTACCGAACCAGTGGAACATCTATCCATTACCATGGGATTACCAGTTACAACATTAACTCCTGCGGCTATAGTATCAAAAACGGTTCCAGGAGGACCTGCTAAAACAGAAGAAGTCCAATAAAACGCAGATGCAGGGTGACTAATACTTGTGTAAAAATTAGCTATATTAGCCACATTATTAAATATAGAAGTAGGACTTAAATTCGATGCCAGCTCAAGCATTTCATGTAACGATGGGAGAAACCAATCTGTATGTCCATTGGGGCCGACATAATCAACGCATAACATGGCAGCTAGATCATGTATATCTAACACTGGATTCGTAGGATTAGATGTGGCCACACCACTAAAAGACGTTGGATATGAATTTAAATGGATGGTATTGCTATTACCGTCCCCAATAAGCTGGCTATTATCACTAGGTGATATTATTTCTTTATGTACCCCAAATTCTGCACCTGGTATAGCGTTTATATTACTTGTGCAATCAAATGGGGTTAATGGATTAAGAGTTGCGGGCAATACTTGAGCTCTTTGTGTCGTAGAAACATCAACAGGAGCAACTTCAAAATAATAATTTGTATTATTATTACCTTGCCCTGGAATGGAGAATATTATACCCCCGTCAGGACCAGTATCCCCTACTTGATAGGCTAAATTTGTAATTGGATTAATACAAGCCATAATTTAATTTTTGTTTAAATTAACATCCTTCTTTACAACGAGCTATTCTGGGTATTTTAAATCTTTTCATTTTATAATTCTTTTATTTTCGTTATACTGATCTAAATTAGTTATCATACCTACTTTAGTAGCACCACCAATAGTTTTTGCCTGAGGTTTTGGTGTGATTGGTACACATTTACAAAAAGTAGAGCTCCATACGTACCCAGAGGCACACGATTCGGTTTGAGTACAAGGTTGTCCTGGTAAAAGTGGACCAACAGCTTGGTAATTACAACCATACTGTGGAGATTGTATAGGACTAAACGTGGTCAGACTTTGATCACATTCTTGACCACATGGTATGTTGGTACAACCAGTACTGTAGCCTGGCCAGAATTGTGGGTGGTTTGGGTTGAAGGATACAATTGGAATAGTAGCTGTTTGAGCAGTTTGACTAGCAAGTTGACAAAAAGGACTACCTGATTGTGATATGCCTTGAACGGTATACCCACCATTTACTATATTCGTGTTTCCTGGAAGTACCTCAGTAACTCTAAACCTTTTTACGGCACCAGTCGGTGTTGGAGGTGTTCCAGGGCTAGGGGTTGAATGAAGCTCAATACTGAAACATTGACCTACACGTGGAGGTGAATAAGAACTATATGGATATACATCTTGAGGAGAACCGTTAAAACCTATACATCTAAAATGCGGTTCGGATACACTCCAGGAATAATGGGGAGTGGCGGTAAGACCAAACGCAACACCAGGTGATTCTCCAACTGTAGGGCTTGGAAGTCCAGTATTAAGATTAATTGCACCAACATCATATGATTTAATCATTCTGAAAGTAGGTGGGCAAGGGGAAAACGCTTCCCCAGGAGAAGCTATTATTGGTGGAGCGAGTACGTTAGGAAGAGCATTAGATATTGCTGGAGCATATTCTAATGTAGTACCACCAGCACCACCGCCAGCACCACCTTCACTACCACCACCATCACCTTCTGCCATATCAAAACATATCCAAGGATATAATAAACTAATCATATTATAATTCTTTTATTTCTTTTCTTCTTTCTAAAAAAGATAAATCTTTATCCCCTGCAATTTTCTGTCTCTCACCTCTTCTTTCTATTGCATCTAATAAAGACTGTCTAGTTTTTAATATTTTTTCAATACCAATCATAATCTTTTGTAAACTCTCTGCACTATCTTCATCTACATTCATGTCGTTCATGAAATCAGTGAATTGCATAATCTTTGCATTGAAAGCCATTAATTGCTCATCTAATGGATCAAACTGTAATCTTTTATACTTCTCACACGCTGCTTGCAGCGTCAAATTTTTTTCACCAACCCACTTATAGGTATCGTATAAGTCTTTACTTACTGCCTTCTTTCTTTCGGATTCGCTATAATGACGATATGGACTTTCATAGTCAAAAACTAGTGCCACCCACTTAAGGGCCATAGGCCCGAATTTTTCTTTCTTAATGAGTGTAAGAAATTCAGGAACGCCAGTTATCCCATCATCATCTTTATATACATCTCCCTTACGATTTAAATTTAACAAATACATTATTTAGTGTATTCTAATTCTAATTTATATATAAACCTCACCTTTGAAGCATCATTTGTAATAACCCTTTCTATATCATAGTAAGGATTATCAGCAATAAACCAATAAGATTTTAAGATATTAAAATATTGTCCTGCTATTTTATCTTTAATAGACTTTTCTTTGGCCATTAAAAGAGATAAGGTTTTAAAGTTTTTCTCTAATACAAATACGCCATCTTTATAGTATACTTTACCAACTTTGGTATCTATACTTCTCATTTTTTAAAATTTACCTCCAGAAGTAAATCTTCGTGATGCACGATTATTTCTAACAACCTCTTTTATTTGTCCAGCAGCCACTGCAGAATTCATACCTCTTCTAACTCCAGACATAAAATCAGCACGCCCACCACCAGGATAAGTGTAAGGATTTTTCATCCTACCCCCTCCAGCAAATTGTGATACATTCTTCTCAAGATAAGGAGAACCTCCAGCTAATAAAGGATTAGCAAATATCTCCATATCTCCCATGGCGCCTCCACCTATACCGCCTCCTATTCTTCCAAATTGTCCAAGCTCTTGTCTTGATTGCGCCCCTCTATTACTACCATATTGCATTCTACCCCCTACTATATCTCTTAATTTTCTTTCTTCATCTGATAGACCTCGTCCAGTGTTTCTTGGTGGTATGTATTGCAGAGATGGATCCCAAGTACATGTCGCTGTATTCCAAGTATGTGATCCAGGTTTACCAGGATTTGGAGATGTTGGTTCTGGACAAGATGATGGTTGTGGAGTTTCACCTGGAATTTGACTTGCTTTACCTGGATCTAAGCCTGTTGTTCCAGGATCTATTGGATATCCCATAACCTGACACGGACCACAAGGAGCTGGTGTATGTTCTTGATTTGGGGGACAAGGAGTTGGATTTCCTGTTACTGCTATACTATGCATACAAGCATTTGTATCATTAACTGGGACTGGATCTATTCCTGTTCCTAGAGCACCCACCTCTTTAGCTTGTGGACCACCTCCACCAAAAGGATCAGCTACAAGACTCCCACTTGAACCTCCTAAACTTGAAGATCTAAGTCCTTGATTAGCTGACACTGAAGATCCTCCTAAAAAATTAGGGATGTTAAACATACCCACTTGACTATTTCTTGGCATAATATAATCTATTTAAATTAATAATAACTACAAAGATAATAAAAATTTTTTTGTATTTGTAAAAAAGGGAGGCTTTATGCTTAAACGCCCCCTTCCATTCCAAAACTTTGGATACCCTCCCCTAAATTCTCAGTTTACTATTACATATGACTATTAATCAATACCTACACAGTCATGACAACTTTAGGGGCAATCATTGCAACCATACTGATACTTAAGTATACAACATTTAATTCTGATAAATTCCAGAATGATATTAACAATATAAAAGATAAGTGTGGTAAAACTACAGAAGAGAGAAGCTAATGCTCTCTTTTTTTTACTATTGACTATAAGTATTAACTAAATAAATGTATTATGGAAACTATTATACAAATTATAATTGCTATTGAAATTGCTTTTATAGCTTTCTATATGGGTAGAAACTATGAATTAGATAAAAGTATAGCACGATTAAACAAGAGTATTAAAGAATTAAGAGACAGTTAGTCTCTTTTTTTGCTAAAAGTGTATAATTATCCTGTATTGAAGTGTGAGTAATATAGAGTATACTCCTATTAATAATACTCTAATAATAACATAATATTAAGAATAAATAATATAACTAACTGATTATCAATATGTTATTGAATATTTATCATTGTTTATAGGTTATAATAGTATATCTATTCTATTTAACTGTTTAAAACAACATCAGTTATTGAATGGGCGAAGTTATACATTTTAAATGACAATGTCAAGTCATTTAGCATAAAATAGTTAACTTCACTACATCTTATTTATTTAAATGACTGATTTACAATTACTAATAAGTATTAATTAATATATAATGTTATGAAAGTATTTAAAACAGTATCTCATGCAAGACACTTTGGTTATTCTAATTTAACAAAAGGATTTATAGATACAGGGTATAATAAATCATTTGGCTTATGGTATTGGACTATCTTTTGGTAGTTCATTACCTTTTACAATTACTAATAAGTATTAATCAAAACATATAATAAAATGAAGACAATATTACAAAGTCTTAAAGCAACATTAGCTGATCTCTTAGATAACCCTGTTCCATCTGAAAACAATTATTACGCTCATAAAGATTATATGAAAGCAGTAAAAGATGCTGAAGAAGCAATCAAAGAGAGAATAAGATATGAAGAGAGTTCAGATAACAATCAAGAAGAAGGTGATGGTGGTTCCGTATTCTCAACTGGTTGGTAATGATGATTAATAGAGAGAGAGGTGTCTGTAACGAGCAAAGATTTAATGCAAGGATCGCAACCTTGATCTTCGATACAGACTGCGTACTCTCTCTCTTTTTTTACTATTAATAATAGTATTTCATAATACAAAAAGAGCTAACCCTTGACATAAGTAACTACGACTTGATTTGGTTAGTTCTTTTTTTACTATTAATAATAAATTACCATTCATATTATACAAATGATTGTACAGATATAATAGTCTTACTTACTAACCGAAAATCTATGACGATAGTGGAAACGAAAGGAGTAATTAACCTTAGAACATACAATCAATACATAATGACAACAAATAGTTCAACAAAAGAGAGTGAATAGAGTGGTAAACTATATAACTCGCTCTCTTTTTTAAACAACTCGCAAATATATGCTTCGCATATTCTATGATAAATCATAGCTGATCTACGATCAGTTTGCTCGTAACACCATCTTTCATTAATATAGTGTTCGCTTCGCTCACAATTTAATATCATTCTAATTGCTCCGCACATAGAAGATTATTTACTATTAATAATAGGGATAATACTGTGAGTCCATATGGTTAACACCATACGCCACCTACCTCTTAGGCGAAAATCACATATTAAAGAGAGCCTAACGGCTCTCTTTTTTTACAATTATAAATAAGTAAGTGTATTATATTGCGTTCAATCAAACCTGGTTTCTGAAATACGAGTAATCACACCCAGCGTCCAAGAACCTCACGGCAGTGGTATTCTGTGCAGTATAGTATATTTACTATTAATAATAAGTATTAATTAATATAAAGAGAATAGATTGGCTAGGTAGTATCATTTATGATGATAATTAAAAAGACCTGTGTTATTCTTTAGGATAAATAAGTTCGATTCTTATTCTACTCTCTTTTTTTTACAATTAATAATAGATAATATATTACTAACTTAAACTATTTATTATGAAACTTACATTCATTGAGTGCGACAATTGTGATAGCCAAAAGGGTATCGTAATGTCTGACACACACGCTAATTGCGTTAGCTGTAATCGTCCTTATTCATTAACAGGAACACCTGTATTCTATCCAATAGATGAGCTTACATCTTTGGAAGAGATTGCAAAACAACAAGCTTATGATGATATGTACTATGATGTTGATATGTATGCTGATTTGCCATATATTGACTGGAGTACTTGCTTTGAGACAGATAACATAAGAGTGGCTATTTAGCCATTCTTTTTTACTATTAATAATAATATTAATTAATACTTTAAAGCTATGACAGATTTTATCATTTGGACATTAGTTATCGTACTAACATTTCTTAAATGTATATTCTTTGCTGTTGCAATTATATTCATTTGGATAATGATAGGTAAGTATAGTCCTAAGACAACAGAAAAGATTACCAACTATGGTAAACGAGCTAAAGAGAGTGCACAGAGTACTTTTACCAGCGATAAAGAAGAAGACAAATAGTCTTCTTTTTTTACTATTAATAATAGATTAATAATTCGCTTGGTTCAGCGACACAAGAGTAGTGGTTAAATAAAACTCAACAAATGGAACTACATACGAATAGAGTGCCACAACTCATTCGTTTTTAAAACATAAAGAATGAACAGTAAGTCGTATCTTGTGTGAGAGCTCATTATTGAGATAACTGTGGGAAGATTGGAGTACCACCATACTCAAGAGACTTACTCTCATTCTTTTTTACTATTACTAATAACACTTAAAATATAAAGAACAGCAAAAAATGTGAGCCCTCATTATTAGGAGAAACCTGATAGTGTGACAAAAAAATTAAAGTGTTAAATGGCCCGCGAAAGAAATGGTTACAGGCAGATAAG